GTCATAATTTCTGTGCCTTAATTGCCTTACAAATGTAGTATTACTTTTGGTAATACCAAAATAAAAATAAAAATAATTTCTAACTAGCTGAAAATCAAACAAATATTTTTCATAAAAAAGCCCTCACTAATCAAAGTAAGGGCGAATTTTAACTACTGTGGCTAAATCAATTTAGTTAATTATAGCTATTGCGCAATTCGCTATAAACCCCTTTCGCAGTAATTTTTTAAGTTGTTCGGTATTCCCGAACTACTGACTATTTGCGAATAAACGAAAGTAAAACTAATGTAACTAAAATCAAAGGTAAAATAAACCAATAGTCCGCAGCTAACTGTTTATACCATGATAGTTTTGGCGTGGTGCAAGGTACTTCAAACATTACTTTTTTTTCATAATAGATTGTATCTGATTTGCACTTGCCCTCTAAATATACTTTGCCAAACTTTTTTAAATATTTAATTTCAATTTTGTTTTTAGTAATAAAAACCGAATCGATACTTTCATTAAAAACAGTATCAATTTTAACGGAATCAATAATAATTGTATCATAAATAATAGTTGTGACTTGGATCGTATCTTGGTTACAAAACTTTTTTATAGCTTGGTTTTTGGTGTAGCAACTAGAAAATAATAGTAAGGCGAATATTAGTTTTTTCATTTTATTTTTTAAAAAAATATGTATAAATCATTTCAGCTATTGCAATCACTATTGCTCCAATTATTAAAACTATCATTTTATTTAATGTAAATTACTTTTTTTCTGTTACCTACTTTCTTAAATGAAATATGAACCCAATCAGGACCTATAACACTTCCGTATTCATAAATCAATTCGTCAAAATCTTTGAAGTTAGCTTTGCACCAATCAAATAACTTTTTATTTTCAAATTGAGAGCCGCCTGTTATGTCAATAGCCTCACCCCTTAAGTGATTACTATTCTTTGCACCTTTTACTAATTTATTAACTTCTAAACTGCGAAAAAAGCTATTAATTTTAATCGGTTTGCCATACCATTCTCGCAAAGGCTCAAACAAGTTATTAGCCACTAATTGCATAGCTTCTAACTGACTTTCATTTGGTACATTACTAATCTTGTTAGCTACTGCTTTTGCGCTATATGTAGCCTCATTAATAGTTATGTGTTTACTTATCATTGCGCTCAACATTAATTTTAGTTACATAACCACCGATTGCAATCATAGCTGGTATAATTAATTTATGCCAATCATTCGTAAAATCAAACGTGCTAAAATCAATCGTTGACCATGCAGTTCCAATCGCAACTAATAAGCCTGCTAACGTGCTAATTTCGTTTTTGTATTTATAAATTATTGCTTTCATTTCTACTCCAATTTTTAATCAATTTTACTATTGATAGTATTGAAAATACAAGTGCTGCCATGCCTGCGAATACTTGAACGATTGGCAAAAACGCTAAGGCATAACTAGCAGTTACGCCACCCCATACAAAAATGTTTTCAACTAATAAAGTTAGGTTAATATGCTTGTTCATTCTCTACGTATTCGATTTGTTTTAATTTTGATAATTGTTCTTTTATTTCAGCAAAGTTTTCATCTTCTAAAACTGCTAAATTAACAACCCAATTATTATTAAAATCTTTAATAAATTTCAATTCGCACTCATTCAAATAAACCCCTTCAAGTGCTTTTCTTTGCGTTTCTGTTGCTTTTAAAACTATCATAATCCTGCTGCTGTAAAAAGGTTATTTAAAATTGTTTGCAAACCACTTATATTTAAACTACCACTACCATGACCACTACATAGATGGCTTAGTGTATCGTATGGTCCTAATGGACTTCCATTTGAATTAATAACTAATTCGAATTGGTTTAAATTTGGTATATCTGTACTTAGTTGCGCTGAATTTACAATGCTTGCATTTATGATTGTATCTTGAGTTATTGAGCTTGTTCTTCTACCTGCTAAAAAAACATTTCCAGATGTTGTAGTGTTTGTGTTTAAAGTACCTCCGCCAGTATTGACCGCACCATATAAATTTGGTGTTACATTTCTAACCATTGCCAATTGGTTTGCAAAAGTTGAATTAAAAGCCCCCATAAATCTTACTTGCGTTGCAAAAGATGGATTTTTCACAACTGCAAAAAAAGTAGTTGAATTTACAGTTAATTTTACTCCTTGTGTTTTTGGATTGTAGTTCAAATTTAAGTAACTTGTCCCACTACTTTTATAACCATTATTATCAAAAGTTGGTGAACTAACTGGCGTTACAAAATGATTTGAATTTATCATGTTTGTTCTAGCAGCAATTTCACTACCTACTAAATTGCAATAGATATTAAACCTATCTAATTCAGTTAAGATATTCCCTGCTGTTAATGCTGGTTTAAAAAACCATGTATCAAAAAAAGTTAATTGACTTGGCGTAATTGTACCCCCATTGGCAATTATATTAGTTTGCCATGCTAGTGCTTCGGGGCTTAAAGCATCGCCACGATTAGCCCAAACATCAACTCCAATCCCTATTCTTATACTCATTATTGGTATTCAATTACTGAACCACTCGACAACGTATATGCTGTTATTTGCTGACCTGGATTAGTTGGCAAATATGTACCTGCTTTTACCGTTGTTCCTGTTAGGTTTTTTAAAGTCATTTGATTTACTCCACTAATTGCAAATGCAGTAAATACGCAATCGCTCATTACTACTATACTTTCAACTGCTATTCCAGTTCTTGCGCTTGTTCCTGCGTTCACATAGAACCCACCCATTCCACTTATTTTTTCTAATGCTGTACTCATTTTATTTATATTTTATTTTGTTGGTATTTGACATCTGTTTCTATCTTGCATTAAATCAAATGCTAAGTTCATTTCCCACCCATTTACCTTGTCAGGCAATGCTTCTCTAAGTGGTGTTATTTGTGTATTAAATTGCAACTGAAAGTAATCTTGATAACTTGGATTGCACAAAGCAGCGTAAATATCTTGACTAATGCTTAAACAATCGCTTAACGTATCACGCTCATTTGTTTGGTTATCTTTTTGAATATCCATTACTTTTATATTCATGTTAATTGTTAGCGTGTTACTATCAATTGAACTATCAATTACATCGCACCAAACTAATGGATATTGCTCTTGTTCACTAGCTGAAATATCAGTAACCTCACCAAAGTTAAATCCGTTTACTTGTGCGTGGCTTGTTGCTATTGTTTGGAGTAAGTCGATTATCTGATTTAGTGTGTAGAACTGCATTTTCTTTTATGAATTTTTGTAATTTTTCTTCGTTTTTTATTTTTGTTTTCATTTAGCAAAAAGTACAAGGTTGTGTTAATTCTCTTGGTTCTATTTTAATACCTCTAAAATTATAATTACCCATACAACACCCATCGCCACCCAAAACCAAACCGCTGTTATAATTAGTTCTTTGTGGGAATATAGTATCTATGCCAACGCCTGTTTGAGTTAAATATAATGGATATATTTTAGTATTAGCTAGTAAAAATTTAGTTAATCTTTCGGCATATACTTGGGCTTTATTTCTAGCTTCTTCCATTAAGTCCCTTATTTCGCTCATGTTAGCAGGTTGCATATTATCAGCATTTTGAACTCCAACCGACTTATTAAAGTATTTATAATTCATCGATAAAGGTAATTCAACTTGCATATACCAAATCATCGTATTTGTAATGTAGTTATCAATTAAATTCTTATTAGCTACACTAACTGTATTAGCTGCTATTTGTGTCTTTAATTCGTTGTATAAGCTAGTTCCTAGTATCGGTAAAATATAGAACTCTTGCACCTCAATAATAGTAGGTGTTACAATTTTCATGTCCACATTTTCCTGCAAAACTGACCTTTGTTTTAATGTTTGCTCGCTTAAAAATAAAACTTGTGCTGCCATTACTTTCTTTTAATTAATTCTTGTACCCAAATATGCCTGCAATAAGGTAAATTTACATCTTGATTCGGGTCATGATACCAACCGCCACGCCTACGAAATGCATCATAGTTAGGTATGTTATAAACTTGACCTAAGTCACGACCTATATTTTCAATGTCTTCACGACTAAAGTAACGAGGATTAGCCATCATAGCAGCGCAAAAGTCACGACTTTCACCAATCAAAGCAGGTGCATCACTTCGCAAAGTATATTTATAACGAATAAATAACTCACTAAAGCTAGGTACATTCTTATTCTCGCCTTTATTAGTTATTGCTAAATTTTTATCAATTAAACCTTGACCGATTAGTGTCTCAATTGCATCAGTAATTTTAGTTTTATCAACCTTTAAAACCTTTGTTAAGTCCTCAATATTTATTTCAGGTGTCTTTTTTATAATGTCTAAAATACCTTGTTCTAATTTGCTAATAAAATCTTGCTTACCAAACATTATCTTTTTAGTTTTTATAACCTCAAAGTTTTCTGCAGGCTCTCCGTATTTGCTGAATGTTTCAAAGTCGATTAAGTCTTTTGTTTGTTTGCTAAAACTAAACCCACTTGGTGCAGTTACATCAGCACTTGGTGCTAATAAATCGCCACCTTGTAAACCCTCTTTGCCTATGATTGCACGAACCTCGTTTGGTGTTAATTGGTTTAATACTTTTGTTGCAACTAATGGACTTAATGCGCCCAAACTATCAGCTACATTTGATATTACATTTGTAACCTCTAATGGCTTGCGACCTATCACTTCTCTTAATTCATCCTTAGTTAAAATTTGTGATAATGTTTGCTCACTAAAACTAGGCATGATTGGTTCTAATTGCTTAATTTTTAGCTTACCTTTTACAGGTGCGAAAATATTAAATATTTGCTCTTGCACCTCTTGTTTTGGTGCAACGTAAGTATTTGTAAATAAATTA